TGCCTTTTGCTTTACCTTGAAGCACTAAAGATACATCGACGTCTTCTGCTGACTTAAACAGGTCGTAACCTGAATAAAGAATACCTAGGGAGACTCCTGATTCACTGCTCCCGTCTGAACCGCCACCTAGCGACATCTTGACTACAGCTGTATTTGAAAGTGTTGAAAGTGCTGTTGCAGTATTAAAGTAGCTTAACTTAACACCATTAGTATGGTATACATACTTTGACATATTGTTAATTACATCTTTCATGTAATTTGAATTGCCGTCAGGTGTCTTAGCATCTGTTGCTCTTGATAGTCCTTGATATGCTTCTAGGATTGTGCCAGCAACCCCAGAAATCGAGCCGTCTTCGTCTACCACTACTGTATGAACTTCATCAACAGCTGTTGTATTACCAAACTCACCTTGGTATGTAGAAGTACCTGGAGCTTTGTCGAATGAAGTAGCATATTCCCAGTATCTGTTAAGAGCTGGGGCACCAGCATTCGCGTTATCTAGTGTATACTTAGATGAGGTGCTAACATTAGCGTAAGCTGTGGTATCGTTTGAAGTTGCTGACCCTTTAGCTGTAACCTTAAGGTATTGTGTACCTACTGTGCTATTTCCTACTTCAACTAAATCACCAACGGATAGTTGAGCTAGAACTGCTGTGAGTCTAGTGTTAGCTTCGGTTAGAGTACCTGTACCGCTATTAGCAATTAGAATTTGGAATGTATTTGAACCAGTCGTAGAAACGATAGTTGTTTGGGTTGCGACTGAGCTAAGGTTTGCATCACCATTAGTAAGAGAAATCGATTGCGAGAAACCGTTTACTGTATCGCAAACAGAAACCTTAAGTGAATTACCTAGAGCACCTGGGTATCTAGCAATAAACTTGACGTTTGTTTCACCCTCAGCTGTATCTCTCGATGAGTCATCGTTTCTTACTACTAACGATACTACATTCGTTACTGCACCACCAACGTTTGCATATGCTGTAAGAGCACCATTATCACCGGCAACGTCAGTTGTATTAGCAGTTCTAACTACATATAGCTTGTTGCCATATGAAAGGAAGTTTGCAGCAGTAAAAAATGTTTCGTAGTTATTATTGTTTGGCTTGCCGAATGTAGCGGCTAGTACTTGCTCTGAATCAACTAGAATGCGTTTACCAACTGGGCCCCAACGAAAAACACCAGCAATGGCGCCTTCTGTTGTTGATACAGCTGGAACTACAGTAGTCAAATCAATTTCAGTAACATTAACGCCTGGACTGACTTGAAATGGCATTTTGTATCTCCTTCAAGAAAAAATTAAAATCGACGTAAGTCTTCTCTTTTATTTATAAAATACAAAATTTAACTAATCATCCACTTGTTAAATGATAATTTTTCCTCATCCAAGTCTACTACTTTAGGAAATTCCACTAGTTGCTCAGGCATATTATCTTCAATAAAACCAAAAGGAAGAAGCTCGTCTTCTATTCGTTGGATACTATCTTCATATAAATTTTTTCTAAAATTATTGTTTGCTAGATCTTTAAAGTATTGCTGGTCTGTAAGCCAGGCAAATAACACACAACACATTACTAAATCATCATTACCTTCTTCTGCTTCATACGACGTACCATTACTTACAAATCTATATAATTCCTGAATCGTATCGAAATCATTAATGATAAGCTTGTCGTTTTCTACTAGAGATTTAAGGTTAGAGCAACCTATCTTTTTGGTCAGTTTGGTGGTTCTAACACCTGCATGTGAGCTTCCAGAGAATCCGGCAGATACTACTGCACCTTTAAGCGGGGATGAATAGCTAAAAATTAAATTATCATACTCTAGGTCGTGTTGTAGGATATCAGCGACCTGCTGTCCCACATCATTTATTTCAACTAAAACAACTGCGTTATTATAATATTTTGCTAGATTATATACCATTGAAGGGTAAACTAGCGGGTCAATCTCTTTATTTCTATAAGTTGCAACATCTACATAAGGTATTTTTGTTATATCAAAAACTTTGAATGCTGAATAGTCACCTTCACGTCCTCTAGCAGTATCTACTGCTATTGCATAAATGCATTCCTTTTCTGGATACTTAAATATTTTTAAATACTCATCAGCTTTTATAGGGTTTTGATATACTAATGTTCTAAGTTTAGTACCGGCTATTAGAGTCGATGATGAACCTAAAAACTCACAGTTGTGAGAAACAATATCATTAGCATAAAACTGACTATCTTCTACACCTACTACATCGAAGTATTCAAATTCTCCATCCTTTACGTCTATAAAAAAAACCTTCGATCTAAAGTTTTTACCTATGATTATATCAGAATGACTTATATCAATAGCTTTTTTCCATCCTCCTGCAGTCATAAGTCGGTGTGTAGTCGAGCATTTAATAAATTTGCCATTACATAAATGTATGGTAAACTGTCCGTTTTTTTTAAGAATTTGTATACCAGAAAACGGTTTAAATCCGTCTGGTGTGTTAATTTTAACTTTACTGTTTTGTAAGAACATTACGCTTACCAGTTATTATATTAAATAATTGTGCTTCAGTAATATCATATTCTAAATGATACTTTTTAGAAAACAGTCTTTCGTATGTAAGAACCTTACCGTTTGCTGATTTTGTACCTTCACCGCTCAAAAATGGTTTTTGATTGTATTTTTTTAAAATATCTAAGCATGTTTTGTCTGTTACCTTAGGTTTGCCGTAACGCTTTCCTTGACGTGTGCTCTTAAACCTCTGTATAGTATGCTCTTTAAAACATCCTATTTTACCTTTATTCCAAGGAATACTTCCTTTTTTTACACCTCCAACCCCAGGTCTTTTTTTACCCTTTTGAAGTGAAGATGCATATTCTGGTCCTAGTCCTATTCGTTTAGCTATAAGAGCTGCAGCAAACCAGTCTTCCTGCTTTAAGTGAATATCTAAATGCTCTTTAATGGTAACCAATTTAAGGTTGTCTATGTGGTTATTACTATGATTGCCATCTATGTGATGTATTTCGTATGAAAACCCTTCTGAATCTCTAGGTATTGGACCAAATTTAGTTTCCCAGGCTTTTCTATAATTCATGATGGCTCTATAAACTTGCATTTATATCTATTTATAATATCTTTGATTGCAAGTTTCTCAATTTCACCTTCACATTCTACTTCTACCTCGGTAGAGCCATCTAAACATTCAAACTCTTGTCTAAATTGTTCTTCTGATGTGTTGTTAATTGTTTGTTGCTTCCAGGCTTCATCTCTTCCTGGCACCTCACTCCAATGCACATCTATACGTTTATAATCATTTCTACTATTTTCGCTATCAGCCCAGATCTTATAAAACAGATTAAGACCGTTTGGAGTAGAAGTAATTAATACTTTGGTAGTAGCACCAGATGAAATAGTAGGGTATACTGAAGCAAAGAATGATTCTTGTATGTTATTAGGTACGAAAGCAAACTCGTCAAGATAGACTAGATTTTGTGACGTACCTCTAATAGCAGACGATGCAGTAGAGCTTGCTTGAATTTTAGAACCATTTTCTAACTCTACATTACCTTTATTCCATTCAACGATACCTTGCTTCATCCATCTAGGCATATGTTCATAAGCAAGCTGTATTCTACTTAAAATTTCTCGAGCTTGTTTTTCTTTATGAGCAAGGATAGCGACCGAGTAGTTTTCATTAAAAAGCACGCGATGAAGTATTATACCAACAACAACAGTCGTTTTGCCTACCTGTCGAGGCATCTTACAGATAACAAATCTTTCTCTATCAGACAGCTCTATAATATCTTTTTGATAGTCGTAAGGCTGGAAGGGGATTAATCCTCTATCAACGTGAACTATCTTTACATAATTTTCAATAAAATAGACCGGGTCACGAGAGCATTTAATATATTCTTGGACATTATCTTTTGTCCATTCTATTTCTACATAACTTCGCTTAAGGTTTCTATTACCTAGATAATTTTCAGTGTTCGTCATTCTGCTGCTTCAATAGTTTTTGTAGTTCAGCTGTACTACCTACGAACAGGTTGTTGTTTACAGTAGTAGGTTTACCACTGGTGCCTTCCAAATCTTGCTTTCTTTTAGATAGCTCTAATAAGTCTTTGTTTACTTCTGACATAGTTTTAATAAGATTTGCAGCTACCTCATAGCTTCTTGGATGCTGAGACATACTAGCTACATCCAAGATACCTGTTAATGCCTCACTACCTTTTTCTATAATATTAATCAGATTGCCTCTAGCAAATTCAAAGTCGTCTTTAAATTCCGGCTCTGGTTCTATAGGAGTAAATTTAGACATTTCTAGCGGCGGCAGGTCCAATGCTTTAGAGATCTCATCACTATTTGTCACGGCTCTTCCTTAATTACTATGTATCCCCAGTCGTCATCAACGTTAATAAGACTTCTATCAATAGTATTGCCAGGATCAGACGTAGGAGTGCCATTAGCAGTAAGACCTGGATACACTATTACTTTTTCTAAGAGATTTTGAGAGTCTTTATCAAAGAAGTTAACTCTAGCAAGTTTAATAATATTATTCTTCTTGATAGGACCGAACAGATATCCCATAATTGTAAAGTCAAGTGTCCAAGTAAGAACTCTTCTTTCTTCAAACCCGCCTTCGTATGAATCTTCACTAGTAACAGATTTTATTACTACCGGTGTATCCATCTTTATGTCAAGTTCAGGTATTAAATTTAAAGTAGCAGTCCAATCAGGAGAAAAGAAAGGTAAAATTTGCTCTAATATTTTAGTACCATCTTCAGCATTCTTAACCATTACATAAAGAGAAAAATTTATATTATATGGTACTGGATTATAGACATATTCAAATCTATTATCATCAAATTTTTTTAGATGCCCTCTATTAATAGTAGCAAGCTTTCTAGCCGCATCATATTGAAGTGATGTCATCTCAAAAGCCATAAAAGGAAGGATCATCGATGCTGGCCTGTTTAAGTTAGGATCAGCATCAAGTCTTGCAAGAGCTTTTTGTTTTGGACCGTACGTAATAGGTATCTTAAGAGTCTGGACCGAATTACCCGTTCTATCCTCTCTTGTTATATGAATATCATTAAATAGAGTGCCAAAATAGGTAACATATTTTCTAATAGTACGGTGATAAAATGATTGACCGAACATTAAATATTCCCTTCACTAAACGGATCAAGCTCAGTAAAATCTATAAACGTTAGCGCTTCTGATTGTAGTTGACGATTGTCATTAACCACTTTTTCACCAATGTCAGCTTCTTCTAATAACATTTCTTCTCCGTATTCGTTTAGAAGAAGATCGAATGTATCTCCTATTTCTAGAAGTATTACCTTACCGGTCAAGTCAAGACTATAGCCATCGGTGTAGAGTGTGTCTAGCTCTGCTAGACCTGTATTAAACACTTCGTTACTGTATTCAAATAGTTCACAACGCAGTTCATACATCTGTAATGCGCCTAGCTGATAGAATATGGCCTCATGCTCTACAAACTTTATCTCAAAAATTTTGTTGTTGAGCGGGAAGAATATTAAATCACCTTCTTGAGGTCTTACTAATGCTTCTGCGCTGCCGATTTCATCGTTAAAAATTCTTCTAGCAAGACAGAAGGTAATACTATCTCTTATTTGTAAATTAAACTTAGATAAGAAATCCCCTTCGCCAGAAAATCCGTCAACATTTTTAATATACATTTCAATAAAATATTTGGTATTAAAGGAAGATATAGCATCTTCTGTATACAACTTATCAAAATTTTCTCTGGTACGAGGCAAATAAAAAACATCATGACCATAGATCTTAATAGATTCTATGACTAGATCTTCTATTAAAAGCTGCTCCTGGCTGCTTTGAAAATTGTTAAAATAAAAATTAGTAGCCAATTTTAGCCAATCATGTCCATAACTGGTAGTGAGTATGATGTAATCATCTCATCTTCTAATCGATCAATCTCAGCTTTGGCATCGTCTAGTATTTTATCACCATTAAACTGCACGCCACCTGGAAGCTGGAGAC